ATTTACGGTTCCGTTTGCTAAAATGACACTCGTTCCCCCCGCAGTTGCAACTCCAACCGTAGGAATTGGCAAACCAAGCGCACCTATCTCCGCGCCCTCGACGATTGTTGCGGCTACGTCGTTGACGGTATCGTTTGCAATTAGTTGGTCGCCTTCGTGAAAATGATTTTTACCCGCATCTCGCTCTGAAATATTTCCTCGGTAGCGTCCATTCAATTGCGTTGACCCCGAACTAGAACGACGAGCGCGTGCGGTGTCGTTTGCGAAATCAATTTCAATCGCATACCGCGATAGATAAATTCTTCCGTTAAGCGCAAATATACTGACGGTGCTGTCAAAAACCATATTGTAACTGCCCGAACTACCACCACCGGTAAACACCATCCACATCGGCATCGCTGGGTCGTCTAAATCGTAGATTGTAATCGTTTTAGTCGCCGCATTATCCGCAACAATCAGCGCAACTGACGGAAACTCACGCCGTCCGCCTCGCGTTGAGGTGTTCAGCGTTTCGTCATACCAACTCAACCCCGCGCACTTCTTCCTCCACGCGCCACCGTCTGAGTCGTTGCGTGTGTCGTAGATAAAAACTGCACCGACTGTCGTGGCCGAGGTGACCGACTTGATTTTGGCGGCCAGTTCGTCGCTTTGCGTGCCGCCTGCGGCCCTGACGGCTTTTCTGTTGATGCTAATCATAGCCGACCTTATTTATCGTAAAATGCGATGACTCCGTCGCCTGCGTTCTCCGTGTCGATATAGAATTGCGCGTCGGTGAAGTAGTCATCCGGTGAATCGGCGGTGAAGGTAATCGTGTCGCCAGGGTTCAACGGGATGCCTGCCGTGTCGTTGCCGGATGCTGGCTGGATGTAAACTTTGCCGGCATTGTCAGTCCTTGCCGCCTTCATGCCGACGAAGGTGAAGCTGTGACCGCGAACGGCGCCGCTGCCTAATGCCTCCGGCGTGCCGGTGGCCGATACTGTTTTTGTGATACTGCCGAATTGTTGCTGTGCCATTGTTTTAAATTTTAAGGGTTAACGCTGAAAAGTATCCAACGGCTCGCGCCGCTGTCATATATGAATTGGGCGGAACCGCGTGCCGATATGGTCACGTCGGCGGCCGTCATGGTGTAGATGCGATTCGCGGCCGTGGATTCGTTGCTGCTGTCGTGGTCGATGGTTACGCCGTAGCTGGCATTAGGGTTGTATAAAATAACCACCCTGCCGTCGGCGCCGCCGCTGATGCCAACCAGGGTCGGGTCGGCCGATGTCGAACCCAGCTTGATGAATGTCGCGTTGTAGGGATTCAGCGTGTGGTTGCCTGCGCCCGTGATGGCCGTGTCGTCCAGCTTGGCCAATTTGAATTGGGCCGTATTCGACAGCGCCAGGGCGCCGGTCATTGTGCCGCCGGCTTTTGCCACGAAATTGGCGTCTGTCTGCGCTTGCGTGTAATAACTACTGCTTGGCGACGGGGCGCTGGCGCCGCTGTCGATGCCGTGCGGCTGAATCTGAATCGACTGCTGTATCGCCGTCAGGTTGTTGCCGCCGTTTATGTATTCGGCCTCGATGGTCGTCGTGGCTGGCGACGTGTTGCCGGCATACGTCAGGCCGTCAATCTCGCTTGTGTTTAGGTCGAGGGTACAGTCGGCATAATAGTCGGAACCATCTGCCGAAATGCTGGTGGCGCTGGTGGTTGCCAGGACGGCAGGGCTGCTGCTGTTAGGCGTAACGATTGCCAGTTCAATGCTGCCGGCAGTCACTAGGTCGAATGGCGATGTCAGGCCGCCGTCCTCTTTTGGTGTTACCAGGCGAATGCGAAGCGGCAGCACGTCGCCCTGGTAGAGTTTATCTAGGGAAAACGTGCTGGAATCGTAGCGACTTGTGACGAATTTGCGGTTCGTCAGGTCGATAGTGAGTTCGAATTTGTTCGCCATTCGCCTCCATAGGCTGCCGCAGGCGTGGCAGTTTGCAAGCGGTTGTCAGGTGACGTCGGCCGGCTTTACGGCCACGCGGTACTTTTTGTCGGCCTGTGGGGCCGTCAGGTAAAAAGTTGTTACGCCAGCGTCCTGGTAGAATCTGTGCGTGCCACCGTCGACAGCGTCCCAAATCACGGTGGCGCGTGGGTCGCTTGTGATACTGGTGTCGATACATTCGACATAGTAGGCTTCGTGTCCATTAAAGTTTGCTGAACTACGATTCCCAGGAACCATGGCGGCGTCAATTGTCGTATTTGCACCACTAGATTGATTGTAGGTTGCGTTTGAATATGTCGAGTAACTACTGCCAACCAAGGCGCTGCCGCTCTTTGCCTGTTTCCAGGTTGCGCCTGTTCCAATAAAATCAAAACCAAGAAAACCTAAGTCCGTGCTGGAGTCGTATTCCTTTCGGAAAACGTAGGGAACGAAAATTTGATATTTCCGAATTTTGAAACCGTAGTTTGCGGCAGCAGTTAAAACATCCGACGTTTTAACCCATCGCAGCGACAAGGCTGTTGTGCTTGTAAATGAACCGTTGTGGCTTTTATTGATGTCGTCAAAATCGTCAGCGGCGTCACTAAAGTCTCGGATTGGCACGCCGACCGCCGTCCATGCGTCCTCGATTGCGGCGCGATTTGTGGCGCCAAAGTTCCAGGCAGAAAAGGCATCAATTGGCATAATGCCGTTGGCTGCCGTCAGGCTGTTGATTGTGCTGGTCGAACCACCGCCACCAAAGCCTGCATAAGTTGAACCAGCAGCGCGTTCGCTTATGTCGAACACATTAAAAGGCGCAAAACGCTTGGCTGCCTTTATTGGCCTGGCCAGGTCGTTGAAATGTTCCTTCAGCAAATTCATCCGCAGATAATTGTTGCCGTTGAACGCCGACCAGTTGCCATAACTTGCTTTTGTGAATCCGGTTCCGCTGTCGATGCTGTCGTCGTATGCGGTGCGGATTGCTGCAATGTTGCTATTCACCCAGGCTGAATCTGTTTTATTGGCCTCTAGGTCATGTATTGGGTCGTTCGGAATGCAGCGCGGAATGTTGGCCTTGTTGGTATCGCCGGCAGTAAAGGCCGGCACCTTCATATTAAAGTCGCAACTTTGCAGCTTGGCCTCTGCAATCGTTTCAAAGGTGCCAAATTTGCCTTGCGTAAAATCGGCACCGCCGGCCGCAGCAGGGTCGCCGGTGAAATCCAAATGCGTGCCGCTGTCCTCGTAGCGCCTTGCCTTTCGTGGCCCCTCGAAAAGCCTGTGGTGGCGGTTGTTGCTAAAGGTGTCGACGTCCTTGCCACTTTGTGTGTTGCTTGAAATGAAAAGCCGACTCGGCCAGCCGTTTGAATAAAACCGATATTTCGGGCCAGCAAATTGTTCGTTATTAATGCACAAGCGCCAGAAGTTGTTCATGGTCAGCTTGTGGTTTGTTTGGTCGACCAAAACATGATGGCCAACAAAGCCAAACGTGCTTGTGCTTGTCGGCCCAAAATCCCAACTCTCCGACCATTTGTAAACCGGCCCCTCGGTCGTCAACACAACGCTGCCGCTGCTGGCCGTCACCCAGCTTTCAAAAGTAAAAGCCGAGATTAGTTGCGAAACGGTTGTTGTGCTGTTTGTTAAAACTGTCGGCGTGCTGGTGCCGTGCGGATTGTAAAATGGCGCCGGTTCAAAGTTTGAATTGCGTGCGGCAGGCTTGTGAAACTCGCAGACGATTGTTGCGGCGTCACCATTTGCGCCCAGGTCAAGCACGCGATAACGGTCTTTGTGTATTAATAAATTAGTGCCAAGGCCGTACAGCAGAAAAATGTAATCACTATTTTTTGCCAGGGTCACATTGTTGCCGCTGGTTCCGACGCTGATGCCATGGGCCGACAGCGCAGTCGACAAGTCGGCGAAGCCGTCAAAATCTATTGTGCCGGCCGTTTGTGTTCCGCCGCTAGTTGAACGCTTAATGTAGCCAAGTTTCCCCTTTGTGTAGACCAGGTCGGCAATCCTTGTGCTACTGCCGATTGTTGGAATGATGCCGGCAGCCTCATATTCGCTTGTGATGTCGTTCAGTAGTTCGTGCTGGTCGAAGCTGACTAGCTCGGCCTCGGTCAAACCAGCAACAACCGAATGCAAAAAACTAGCGTTGCAAACATTGTTGGCCCGCATTGAACAGGCAACGCTTTGCGGTGTCACCCTTGCCTGAGTTGCCAGGCCGTCATGGCTCTCAAAGTATAGCCAACGCGGGTCACCTTTGTTGGCTTTAAAAAAGTATTTGTAACTTGCGTCGTACCCACTCGAAACGCTGTCTCGCCTGACGCAAACCTGGCCAAGCGCCGGCACGGTCACGGTGTAGTTGCTGCCAAAGTTGAATGTCAGGCTGGCGTTTTTGAGGTTATGAATCTTGAAAAAATTAAATTTGTCGGCCGTGTCGGCCAGCGTGTAACTGCCGGAATGCGTTTCAACCATTATCTCGGCAACCGCATAGGCGTGCCGCTTGTCTGGTGCCGGCTCGCTATGTTCCCAAAGATAGTGGGCCGTGCTGCTAATTGTTTTTGTGTGCGTTTTCAGCGACTTCGACAAAAATAAATCTGTGCCGCTGGCAGACTGCGCCCATTCATCGGTTGAATTTGTCACCGGCGTGCTGGCCGATGCGACAACCGTATCAATGGCGCTTTCGTCGTATTCCGCCGGCAAATTACCGACGCCGGAATGGACGTGCATTCCGTAGATAAAAGAGGTTTTTGCCTTGCTGCCGCCGCTTGTGTGTTCGGTTGAATCGTAAACCCAAAACTGCATTCCCCGCCATGGCTTATCCTGCAAGGAACGATTCAAGGAATCATTAGTGCCGACAAGGTGTTCAAGGAACCAAAGGCTTTTGCCGTCCATGGCTTTGTCGACAACCGTATCGGCAGCCGACCAGAGTTCATTCATCTGCGAGGCTGTCGGCGCCTGCGTGCTGTTGCTGGTGATGTAGTCTAAAGCCAAACCGCCTTGCCTTCATCTATGCCGCCGCCACCTCCTGCGGACATTCGGCGCGGCTGTTTCACGTCTATCTCTGTGCCACTTGTTCCCCTGCTGACGCGCACCTTGTTATTGCCGCGCACCTCCAGGCTTTTGGTGTATGCCAGGAGACGATTCAGCCAACTGTTTTTGGTGTTGGTTTCGGGAAGTCTTTGCGGCGCCTGCATGGTTTAACTTGCTACCGTGTAAATCCAAGTCGACCAGAGTTCTAGTTTCCACTCTTGCGTCAACGTGATTTTGCGTCGTCCTTCGCTAACTATCTTCGGCGCTGATTTAAGCCACCCCCATTGGTGCGTGATGCCGTCAATGGTTTGCTGTCCTGTTCCAGAGTTTACGCCAGCCGGCAGGCTGTTCGTTTGCGCGTTCGTGATGCTGGTCGTGATGGCGGCATCAAGAGTCGGTTCGCCGATTGTGGCGTTGCCGGTCAGTTGTGCCGGCGTGATGATATAATTGACGTAAGAATAAGCACGCTGCACTACGTTGGCGGCGTAGTTGTATTCGGGGGAAAAGGTCAGCGTATGCCGCAGCGTGTAGGTCGGCCGCTGCCATGAATCCTGTTCTTTTGCCAAGTGACGGTAAATGCTTTTGAGGTCAGCAGAACAAGCGGGGTTTTGCCTGTCGGTTGTCGATGTTGCGCTGAGAAAAGACGGTTCCGTGACTTTATCGTCGCTGTCCTTTTCTGTTGTGCCTTCAAGTTGTTCCCGTATGCGGTTTCGGTTTACTTCGTTGGCATTGAATGTTTCGCCGGCATCAACAAAAGGCGCCGTGATTGTCGTTTGAGTTACGAAATCAAGCGCCTTGATTTTTGGATGTTCCCAAAGACTGTATTGCGAGTCGTTGCCATCAAGTTCCCAAATCTCGACCGGTGTTTCGTCCAGGCCTGAACCACCCCAGACGTCTTTCTGATAATTGACGTACAGCTTCGCAGTCGCGCCGTCTGGCTCGAAACGAATGTTGCTTGCGGAACCGTCGCGGACATAGCGGCCCATCAAGCCGCGCACCGCAGTCGTCTCGCCCTCAAATTCCTTCGTGAACGAGAAGCCGTTGTTTTTGTCCCAGGCAATGCTTGGGTTCTGTTCAACTAAATTAACTCCCTTGACTGTCGGCATATTATTCGCTGTTTCTTGCGATGTCTTTGGTGTTGTTGGCGATGCGTTTCAAAAGGACGTTGTTGTCTTTTTCAATAGCTATCGGGTCGGCGGATTGACTGACTGCCGCGCCAATGCGCTGCAACGAGTTCAAAGCCAGGCTTGGCTTTAGAAAACCGGCGGCCGCTTTTGTCGCTGCCTCGGCCGGTTCGTCAATCGGTTCTGGCTTGTTTACGAATTTGTTTAATATAGCAGCGGCACGCGGGTCGGCTGCCATAAACCTGGCGCTGCCGCGTTCTCCAAAATAAGCCTCGCCGGCAGCCTCTCCAAATGTTGCCTCGAAACCGCTGCGCGTTTCGCCTGGTTTACCTGGCTCGAAAAATAATTTCTTTGTGCCTTCAAAAACAATTCCTAGCTGTTCAAAAACATCGGCAATAAAGCCTGTCGATTCGGCAGCAGCAGGCAGCGCGGAACGCTTGAGCCGGTCGAGTTCATCGTTGAACCTGGCAAGTTTTTGAATCGTTGCTTCGTCAATCGGGTCGGGCGCCGATGCCGCAGTCGCAGCAAAGCCAGAGACAAATGCCGGAACCAACTGGCGGCCACCGCGGCCCATGATGTCCTGCAATGATTTGGCTTTGTCCAAAGCGCCGCCGGCTTTTTCGATTGCGTCGGCAATTTGCAAAAATATTTCCTCCGGCGTGCTGGTCTTAATTTGCTGCATTGAGATTCCGAAAGCAGCAAAGGCGCGAACGTAGGTATTGAGTCCCTGCTTGGCGCCTTCCATTGCCTGCGCCGTTTTCATAAACGAGCGCTCGACCATTTCAACGGTGGCGCCGTTCTGGCTGGCAGCGAAATCAAACTTCTGCGCGGTGTCTGTCGACGACTCCATCCGCTTGGCCATCTTGTCGATGGCATCAGCGTGGGCCACCATTCGCATCGTGGCGCTGCGGAGTGCAGATACAGCAAACAAACCGCCGACCATTCCGGCCATGCTTGCGGCCATCCGGCCTGCGGCTCCCTTCGTGCCGACTTCCATCTTCCGTAAACCGGCAGCCCAACCGGAACCGTCCAGGGACGTCCGGCCTTTGACATTCATGTGAGCGGTTGCCATTAGTCTGCAACCTCCTGCTGCGCTTCTCTATGCCGGCGCAAAAGTTCTTCGGTGTTGTCGTCGCTGATTTTCACGCTGCCTTTCAATTCGTTTAATGTCAGATAATCCCACCAGGTTTGGCCGAGCGGTTGATTCATTACGGCCGTGGCGGTGAAGCCTCCCTCGCTGATTAGCTTCACCCTCATGGCTTGCGGCCATGGTGCGCCGGCCTTGGTTCCCCCACCCTGTCCTTTCGTCCAGAATTTAGGCATGGCCAGCGCGGCGTTGATGTACTCGGTGAACAGGACGGCCTTTTCGTCCGCTTCAAACTCGCCGACGTTCTCGGCCCAAGCCTTGATGTCGTCGCCCAGTTCGGCGCGGCGCAGGAGTTCCTGTGCGCCTTCAAACGTGTTGCCGCAGACCAGCAACCCCAAAAGCAAATCGCCCAGAAGCGGCTCCTTGTCCTCGCAAACAAAGGCGCATTCCAGGCGTTGCAATAAAAGGTAATGTCCTAGACTGAATGGCCGCAAATCCTGTCCCAAGATGGTGACAGGTTCGGGGATGATGCTGTGAAGGTAGTCATCCACACGGTCGACGGTTAGTAGCTGAAGCCGCTGGCGTTCGTGCCGGTAAAGCGCAGCAATGACAGGCTGGCCGTCATCTCATTTTCGTTCGACTGATTGCTGTCGCTGCTGGTTACATAGTAGGCAGCGTTTAGTTCTGCGGTGGCAAAGTTTGCGAGAGTGATTGTAGCGCCAACTGCAGGAATATCCGCGCTGCTGCTGCAAACCACTTCGGCAGTCACCTCGATGGTTGGGTCGGCAATGACGTAAGACATGGTATCGCCGTCGTTGCCTTTGACGCGCTTGGTTTCCGCCCTGTTCCCGCCGCTTACATTGGTGACGGCAGCCTGGCCGGTCATGCCGGTGGTGGCGTTGGACGCTATGCCGTACTGTATACTTGTGCCTTGAACTGTTGCCATTTTATGTCAATTCCTCAAGTGATGGTGCTTGCGGCCGCTAAAACCTCAAGCGACAAATCGCAAACCCAATTCCTGTCCTCGACCGTCTTGGAAATACTGAAACTTTTGACGCCGAAAACCGTCACGGCCTCGTCGCTGTCGGTCAGGGTTCCGGCGATGCCGTCATCCATAAACAAGTCGCGCATGGTGGCGACGTGCGTCTGGTGGTTGGCCAGGGTCGTGTCGTCCATTGACTCGACCAGGCGGATGACAAGTTCGCAGTTGAAGTTGCCAAGGCCAGGGATTGACTCTTCGCCGCCTTCACAAATCACCAGGCACCGCGGCAGGGACAGTTCGTCGTCGTCCTCGCCTTTCGAGACGGTGATACTGTAACCGCTGAAGGTGCTGTCGCCGTCAAGGACAGCTTTGGCCCGCGTTTCTAGTTTTTCTTCGAGTGTATTAAATGCCATTTAGAATCCTGCCTTTCGCCAATCGCGTCCCATCTTGCGCTCAATGTAAACAACCATGTCGGCCATGGTTGCATTCAGTCCCGCCTTCAATCCCTTGATTATTTTCGACTGCGCCTTGGCATTGTTTTTGGTGGCGCTATTGACTACCAGCGCCGCCGGCTTCAATTCGCTGCGGGCCGCTAATCCGTAGCCTTTGGGTTTTGCTTTGCCTTTGGTCAATCCCTTCGGCCACCTGACGCGGTCGCGACGGTCAACCGAATAGGATAATTTTTTGATGGCCGGCAGCCAGCCGGAGCGCAGAAATTTGACAGCCCGCACCCGTGCATTTATCAACTTTTGTGCCGCTCTCTCTAATTCCTTGCCCCATATTAAAGGCTGGCCAGCCTTCTTGCGCCGGCTGTTAACAATCCTGGCGGCGAAGTTGTCCTCTTTTAAAATTCTGCGGCCTTTACGAAGGCCACCCGTCTTGCGGTTCCGGCCGACCTTGTTGCCGATGGCGCCGAGTTTATACTCGATTGCCTTCGGGTCGGCTGCCTCCGTCAATCGTTGCGCGTTGAATGCCAGGTCGAGCGCCTTCTTGTTGACGATTTCGCGGAAGGTCTTTTTGTTTACTCGCGCATATTTGCGAAGCGTCCGCGTGAATGCTGCCTGGTCGATTGTCAGACTCATCTGTCCGCGCTCATTAGGTCAAACCGCACCTCGGCACCGTCGCCGGTGGTTGTGATTTTCTCGATGCGATATGCCTGGCTGTCGACTGTCATCTTGCTGCCGATGGCCGGCAGGCTTGAATGGTCGGCCTTCTTGCCAATCAGCGTGACGTCAAAGTCGTCGAGGAACCCGCCTTCGCCGGCGTCCTGGCCTTTGCTGATTTCGTTGACTGCGCCGGTGTAAGTCGTTGCGCCGATGGTGTAGTTTACCGGCAAGTCGGCAATCATTTCGGCGATGTCGTCTGAATAGCTCATAATAAAAAGGCCGGCAGCCGTTTTTCGCGACTACCGGCCAGAACACCTAAACCACTACCCTAGGCAGAAATTTTTCTGCGCTTAAAATGCAGCGGCGACTTGTAAACCGTCACTTCCTCAAATTTCGGTTTGTCGGCCTCCGCTGCCTCGGTCATTGCCTCAAGTGCTTTGTCGGCGTCGCCACCGACATAAAGCACCTTGAACTTGTCGGCTTTACGGCCGACTGCAATGTTCAACTTCATTAAGCTGAAAGGATTCGCTTCAAGCTGTCAGTACCAGCGGCGACGCCGTAAATCAGCGTTGCGGTGATGTACTGTGCGCCGTCCTTGCCTTCGTACCAGTTGCGAAGCTGCAAGGTGATGCCGGTGTCGGGGTCTTGAACAGACTCGACAGCGCCGGCCCAGTTTTCCGGCAGCGCCGGCTGGCGGCCTGCGATGATTAAAGCCTCCTTACCACAAACAAAACCTTCCAGGTTCTCGGAGTTCGCAGGGATGTCGGAGTATTCCAACACGTCGAAACCGTGAACGCGGGGGATGTTGTTGTCTTGGATGGCGCCAGGGTTGCCGAATGCGTAGCTGGCCTGGATAGCGTTGTCCTTGGCAAGCGCGGCATAATAGGCCGGCTTGATAACCATGCTGCGCGGTGAACGCGGCACGTTGAGGGTCGTCAGGTCGCCGGCAAGCGTGGCAACGTCGTCGGCGCCAAAGTTGGCGGCAGTCACGACGGTGTTGTTGCTGTATGTCGCATTAAGAACCAAGGCCAGCAAGTCGTCCATCATTGCGTTAACAACAGCGTGAACGGCGGGGCGGACAAAAGTGCGCTCCAACATATCCAAGCCACCCTTTGCCACTTCCAGGTCGGTAAACTTGGCGGTGAAGTGCTTGTGCTTGTTCAGCGTAATTGTCTTGGCCGTTGAGGTTACATCAGAAGAGGAATAACCGCTTGTGGCGTCTCCTGCGCTAACAGCAGTCGCAACGCGAGTGCTGACCGATTCGCCGACATCAGCAACGTCGCTGCTGAAATCAGTCGTGAATGCCGAAACGACCGGCATTTCTGCGCTGAGTGTTTCAAGCGTTTGCTGTGCAATTTGGGCTAAATTGATGCCCCCTAGTGTGTTTGCCATTTGTTCGTTCTCCTAAAAATTACTTGGTCAAAGGTTTGATATTTTCGCGGTAGAATACTGTCCGCTCCTTCAAGTTTTCGATTGCCGAATACTCGTTCCAAAGTTCGTCGAGTGATTTCGGCTTGGCCGCTTCTTCGGTTTCCTCGGCCACCGGCTCGGCGCCCTGCTGCGCTACAATCTCGGCAGCGCGTTCGCCGGCAATCTCTTCAACGTCCTGCTGTTCGCTTTTCACGTCGGCAAGTTCGTTTTCGAGTTGAGCCACTTTATCGACTAAAGCCGCGTTGGCCTTTTCGAGTTTCTCGTTTGTTACGCCAACAGACGCCAATGCGTCCTGGCCCTCATTCTGTGCGGCCGTCAATGCCTCGATTTGGCTTTTGAGGTCGGCGTTTTCTTCAGCGATTGTCATCTGTCAAAAAAACAAGTTGATTTGATTTTAGGCTTTCCCAAGTTTTTGCAAGAGGGAATCCAAGTTTTTGGCTGTACCGTCGACCATGCCAACGTCGGCAGCCTTCCGACCGGTCAACGTCTGGCCTTGCATATATTCGTAGTTAATGTCGGCGCGGTACTTTTTAACGAAGCCGGCAAACTCGTTGTAAGTTTCCATTACCTCAAGTTGTAGGTGTTTGCGAACCTCCTCGTCTAGTGCCACGCCAGGGAATCCGGCAGCCTTGTATTTGCCGCTTTTGAAAATCTCGACGGTGACGCCTTTCTCGGCCAACGCCTTGCTGGTGTCCATTACCGGCAAGTATACTCCAATGCTACCAACCTCGGCGGATGGTGCCGCGAAAATTCCGTTGGCGCCGGCAGCCATCCAGTAGGCCGCGCTGGCCATCATGCTGTCGGTGTAGGCGTAAATCTTTTTGACGCCTGACTTCTGCACGTCCTCGACTGTCTCGGCCAACTCCGGCACGCCGCCGACGGTTCCGCCTGGCGAGTCGATGTCCAAAATGATTGTGTCGATGTCGTCATCCTCGGCCGCCAGTTCAATGGCAGCAATCACGTCGACGGTGTCGACCGCGCCAAGCATTTTTGCCACCGGCGAAACCTTGTGACCGATGACGCCTGCCACGGGAATGATTGCGACGCCGTTTTCCTCTGTCATCGCGTAATCGTCCATCTCGTCGCGGTCGTCGTCATCGTCGTCGTCAAGAATGACGGTTGCCGTGAGGGTCGCCTGCGCCTGCTTCATGCAAGCCGGCAGGATGGCCCACTTTTCAAACTCTTGTTCAATCTTCATTTTGTTGTGGTAATCCGTTCGGGGTTAATAGCTGCACGCGATTTGGGTCAATGCCGTACTTGTCGGCCAAGTCTAAAACAAACCGCTGCTCTGAAATTCTCTTTTCGACTTCATCTTCCCAATGCAGGCCGCGCTCGGCGTACAACTCCTGCAAGGTCGTCAGTCCCATCTTGTAATCCTCGCGGGCGGCGCCTGCATCGCGGCCGCCGTCGACGCTAATCTTGCGCGGCCCCTGGTAGTGCCATGAATACCAATCACCGCCCTGCGGTCGCGGTAGAAGGCCAGCCTTCATGGCTTTGCTTAAAGCGTAACCGTCAATGCGGCGTGCAATCTTGCGGACTAGCCTTTGGTTTTTCTCGACGGTGCGCTGCGCTTTGGCAGTCACCAGGCGGACGACAGCGCCGCCAATTTTCGTCGGGTCGAGGCTTAAATCATACGGCCACTCGATTGCCTGGAAGGCGCTGCGGAGGATTGTGTTTTCAAACTCCTGCGCGTTGGCGCTTGGCCGGTTGCGGTCTACGACTTCAATTTTAGAACCAGAACCGGCGCGGAAGTATCTAATGGCCCCTCCTTCAAGCGATTCAAGGGTTGTAGATAAACTGCCGCTATCAATGGTCTGCTCGATAAAGGCTTCGCTGTCGTCGGCATATCCATCTTCGTTATGTTCAACGAGTGCAATGCTGCTGGCTGCCTTTTGTGCGCTAAGTTCATATTCTCTTAACTCCTTGACGTCCTGCAAATCGCCGGTAACTGCCGACAGCGGCGAAACACCTCGACCTTGGTCGGCCCATTCTGGAAAGAAACACAAGGCCATATCGCGGGCGCTGACTTTGCGCTCGCCGTCAATCATGTAGCTGACAGGCCGACCCTGCTTGTTGGTGATTACTCCATTAAATTCATTTGGCCCTTGCGTCCTGCTTGCAATTCGGTGCGCTGGTATCAATTGCACGGCCGGATATCCGCTGCCGGTCTTGGTCAATAGCACGCCGACGTCGCCGTCGCGCTTGATTGACAGCAGCGCCAGGTAAAGGAATTCCTCGAAATCGCATTTGCCTTGGATATCAAGAATGCCATGAAACTCCTTCAACCATGCCTCGGCTTGTGCGCCCCATTCTAAATCTTTGCCAACATACTGCGGCACGAATGGCTGAACAGAATAGGTGCATTGTTCCAGCAGCGCCCCGCGTACCGGAGCGAAATTGCCAAACAACCAGCGTCCCGCGCTGACAAGCTGCTGGTGCGTGCCGGTCGGGATTAGCTGTCTGGTGTCTTTGTTTAGATAGCGCAGCGGCCGACGGTGGCGGTTGCTTTGATATTGTGGCTCCCACAAGGAACCGAGTTTCTTTAAAAATCCTTTAAGCATTTCTAAATTTTGCGTAAGTGCGCGTGCTTAAATAACCGTATGTGGCAGGGTCTTTCTTTTTCAAAGCGAACCGGCATTCGCGCAACACCTGGTCAATCGGCAAAGTGAATTGCTTGGTGGCGTTGCGCCCTCCGATGCCGTAGGCCATCAGCGTCTTGCCTTCAGTCAAAAGCGTTTTGGCCTTTGCTTGTATGGTGGTAATTTCGCTTGTGCTGAAATTAAGAAATAAACCTTCCGCCCGCATTTCCTTCCCATGTTAGCGGATGGCTTGTTTTCTCAAGCGAAACAAAAAGCAAGCCGGCCGAGGGAAAGCTACTAAACCTCGACCGGCTCTAGTTATGAGTGAGCGCCCGTTGCGGGCTGTTGTCATGTCCAAACAACCTTAACCATGAAAAGCCGGCAGAACCAAAAGCCGGCGAACCGATTCCAAACTAGGTCGGCGAATCGTCAAGCGGTTGTTTGGGCGGCCGACCGCGTGGCCGGCTGCCAGGCTTCGGCGGTTTGTTTGCGTTGGCCCTGGCGGCCGCTGTCTTGGCCTCGCTGGTGGCGCTGCCAAGTAGCTGGCCGATGTTGATTGGCTTGTCGCAATGCGGACACTTGTGGGTTGTGGTCATTGGTTCGTCGTCTAATCCCTCGCCGTAACAGTTGCAGCATCCATACAGACCAAGTCCCTCCTGGTCAAATAGGTAGCCGCAAAAGTGGCAAGGGGTCAGAATCACTTTTACAATGATTCAAATATGTCGACTCTGCCACCGAGGCGGGGCGCATAGTCGCAGTATCCGAGGTGCGAGTTGTGAGTGTCGCCGGCAACCGCTCCAAGGTGCGGGAAATAGCCTGTCCGTTTAGCAAGCGCGGCCTGCGCTATCTCTGGAGTGTCATAGTATTTGGTTCTAAATTTAACCTCGCCGCCCACTCTGTACTCTGCTTTAAATTTTGTTCTCATTGTTCGAAAGTTGTTTTGATTAAATCTTCTGCTGTTTCAGCATTCCAGGCTCTCACTATCAATTCGCCCGTGCTGTCGTCGATGTAAACGGTTTTGCCGTTGATTGTGATGTAAACCACTTCGTCGGTTTTCTTTTCAATTTTCATTTCGTTTGGTTCCTTTCCAAAGGCGGCGCTTACGCGCTCGCCTCCCTTCTTGCTGTTTCTGGTAAAAACTCGCTGGCGGCGTCTTGCCATATTACCTGGTAGACCTCGGTTTGGAATCGCTTGGCCAAAACGCTGTTTGGCGCCTTGCCGAATGTCCACTCCTTGCTGCCGTACCGAAAACCAAGCGGATAGTATCGGTGGCTTTTGCGAAGCGTCTCGCCGTCTAATTCGTAAACGAATGTTTTGAAACTACCGTTTCGCTTCAGTTCAACTTTGCCTGTGATTGTATTTTTCATATTAGCTTTTTTTGTTGGCTTGGGTTCATTCCCTCGCGCTGCAAACAGTAAAACCCAACAGTTCGCTTTAGTCAACCCCTTTTTTGAAAAAAAATAAAAAAAGTTTTTAGGCCGTTTCCGCCAAACACTTTGCCATCATTGCCGCCGCAATCTGCATTCCCTCGCAATCCCACAAATGGTTGGCCCGCTTGCCAACTCGATGCCATTCGTAGACCGTTTGGCCTGCCTTGTCGTGGCGCTCCCTGCGGCGCTCCGAAAACATCTGCAACTCGTACTCGTTGCCGGCATCCGGCGTCACCGTCCAGTTGGCGCCACGGCCGTCGCGCAGATTAGCCAGCACGTCCTTGCAAGTCGGGTTCGACCAATGGAACAAAGTCACCGGCCGCACCCTTCCCTGGCTCTTGGTTCCCACGGCAGGGTCGACGTACACTCGCGGCGAGTAGGCGCGGCGAACGGTTTCGCCTTTGACCTTGTGCGCGAAATCTTTTGTTTTGGCGCCCTTTATTGAAGTGAAGCCAAAACGCTTGCAGGCCGCATAAACCTTCTGCGCGTTGTAACCGCTGTCAATGAATGTCAGGTGCGGCTTGACGTTGTACTGCGCCCGCAAATCTTCAATGCTTTCAAACGTCAACGGTTTCGACCAATGCACCAGACGGCTTTGGCCGTCGGCCGCCCAGGCGCGGACGACCAAATAAAATAAATCTCTCTGCACGTCGACGGTGGCAAAGCGGAAGGCTTCGTCGGGCCATGGCCATTCGTCGTCGTGCGTTGCCAGTTCGCGCAGTTCGTCGTCGGTTTCCATTTCCTCAATCCATGGCACGCCAAGCGACTCGGCCTTGAATACCTTCAGCGGAACGGTGGTTCCGACTTTCATCGCGGCCTTGGCCTGCAAAAACTCCTGCACCAAATCGCGCCAGGGAACCCATGGCGGCAGGACGGCCGACCAGCGAAAACTAACCTTCTCGCTTGGCGCCTTCTCATTCGTGGGCCGCCACTTGCCGGAGATTGCGAACGCTTTGCGAACGTCCTGCCGGTCGGTGAAGGTTGCCATGCAGTTCGGACATTCATAGCGAATCGTCTTGGCTAGTTCGTCAAAATCATACTCATCGTTTACGTATGTCTTTTCGTTGGTGTCCCATTTAATAAAATCAAAATTCATTTCATGGCGTTCGTCGCATTCGGGACAAAGCACTTCGTAGATTCTTTGGTCGCCGGCAAGAAAAGCACGATGCACATGGTCGTTCTCATGGTCAGGCGTTGATATGACGACGCGCCTGGCGTTCCAGAATGCGCGGGTTCGTTTGATTACCATCTCGTAAGCGCCAGGCGGATAGTTCCGCACCTCATCCAGAAACAGCCACCGGATTGGCTTGGATTGCAATTTGCTTTGTGAGTTGGCGCCGTTAATCACCAGCGGCATCGAGGCGAAGTTGATTTCCAAAGTTGTCTTGGCGTGCCGGTCGGTCGGAAATAGTTCGGCAACCGCTTCGCAGTTTTCCAAGGTAGGCATCAACCTTGTCCTGGCGAATGTCTTGGCTTCGTCCTGCGCCGCCATCACCCACATGGCCGGCCCTGGGTCTTGCGCGATACACCATGCCGCCAGGGTAATCACCATTTGCGTTTTGCCGCTTTGGGCGCTGCACATGATGGCCAAATCCTTGCACCTATTATCAGCAAAGCATTCCATCGGTTCCTTCGTCCAAGGCGCGATGTTCGCATCAAACTTGCCAGGGAAAGGCGACGTCTTGTCGACGACGATGTTTTTTTCGGCCCAGCGCCATGGCGGGTCGGTGCTGCGCGGTGCTATTGCGCGGCGGGCGATTCTTTCAACCGTTGTCGTCTCCATTTGTCGTCCTCCAGAATTGCGAATGCCGCGGCAATGGCTTCGCGCTGTTTGATTTGTATGTCGGCCGCCTTCATGCCTTCAAGGATTGGCGGCAATTCGTTTTCCAATTTGGTGTAAATCATCCCCTTAAATTGGTGAACCATCCGCGTCACTTCAACTTCAACCTCGGAGACCGGAATCAGCTTGCCGAGTTTTTCGTCAATTTCGATTTCAAGAAGCGCGTTCTTGCGCTGGAGGTTCTCCGCTTGTAGCCGGCCGCGGTTTAGTTCGTCGCCTTCAACCGGTTTTAGGCCGCGGGATTCAACGAACTTTTGCCAGGCTGCCAGGTCGTGACTGCCGTCGGGGTATGCCTGCGGCGCCCCGTCCATTTTTGACCAAACATATAGTGCCGCCCTGCTGCATTGTAAGATATTGCAGAGTTCGACAATCGTCGGAATGCCGCGTCGACTTGTCTTTTTTTTAGCTGCCTTTTTTGCGGCCATATTTCAGTTGTAAGCGCATTTGTTTCTCTGCGCGGGTTGGGTTCATTCGTATTGTTATCTGGCCACCTTGCCGCAGTTGCGGGCCAGGCAATGGCCATCTAGTTGTTTTTTCACTCATAAAAATAAAAAGTGCGGGAATGGTCTCC